GCCTTTGTTTTTGCAAGTATTCTATCCTTTGCTTCAGATGCTGCCTTATTAGCACCATCATATGCCATAGCACCTTTCTGCATTCTTGGTGCTTTTGCAAATCCTGCCATAGGTCCTGAAGGTGTTCCAGATCCTCTGGTTATACCATATGAACTTCCTTCTTCCATAGCAGCATCATATTCCTTAGAGATTTCTGCTACTCTTGCTAGTTCTTCTGGTGAAAGAACATTATCATCAGGATGAATCTCTTGATTCTCCTTCATATGATCAGCAGCTTTGTACATAGGTTTGCCATCCTTACCCTTCATACCTTTTTTAAAGTTTTGATATGCAGGTGTATTGCCTTTCTTATCAGCATTAGTAACAGTATATGCTTCTTTCTTCATTGCTTTACCGATTGCCTTACGACGCTTCATTAGATATTCATCTGATGAATCCTTATCACCATCGTTATCTACGTCACCGTCTTCTTTACCAACGGGATCAAGTTTTTTCTTCTCCTGTAACCTACAAATTTCATTGTAAGCTGCAGACATATCGGGTAGATCTTCTCTTGTTAAACTTTTCATTTTGATGTAGTGACTTTCTCTTTTTTATTTATCTTTCTAATAAACTCTCCTGGCGTAAGTCTTCGCACATAGTCAGCTAACTCAGGAGTTCCTACCTCACCAGCAGGTGTAAAATCAAATCCATGTATATCATTCTTCTCTACTAAGTCCTTTAACCAGTTACGAAATAGATTATCAGACTCATCAATAGAGATGACGTAATTGCTACCCCTACTAACAATCTTAGAAATGATCCCTGTGTTGCTGTTTTCAACGAAATTACCTACTGCGAAAAGTTCTTTTTCAAAGTATGCTTCCCTTAGACCTTGAGGATCTAACTTAGGAGCAATCTCATACAAATCATAGGATGCTTCAGCGAAATCGTCAAACGATTCCTTAACATTCATTGATTGTCTTAATGTAAGATATAGGGCTTCTTTGTCTTTTTTTGATAATTCTTTAGAAACACCCTTACTAAATGTGTCGGTATCATCTTCTATCGCTGCTTTACGCATCTTAGATGCAGACATACCCTCTACACCATCAGAGTCAGGATCTCTACCACCTGCTGAGGTTACCTTAATCTCATCAAATGTATATAAGTTACCATTATACTTGGTTGCTAATGAATTAAATTCACTAACTCTATCTCCACCAACTACTAAGTTAACTGAACTATATCCGTCTTTGTCTAGAGCAGTAAGAACATCAAATATAGTACGCATTTCCTCATTATCAACCATTGCATTTGCATGGTCTGGATATGATAACTTCATGAACTTGAGTTTAGTTCCCACATCAAGAGGATTCTTTTTAGCATCCTCTGTTCTACTTGGATATATCCTATACTCTCCACCACTTGCCTTTGCTTCTCTTGCTACTCTATCAATGAGTCTCTGGTGCCCAATAGTCGGGGGATTAAATCTTCCAAAAGTAACAGATATGCTACCTTGATCGACCTTGCCCTCGCCTCCTTCAACTTCTTCTCCTCCATTCTGTGTAGGTTCCTCCTTCTGTTTATCTGTAATAGGTAATAGTTTACCATCCTTACTAAAGTGAGTCACATTACCCTTCTGGTCGGCATACTTTCCGTAGCCCACATGTGTAAGGTTTAATTTTTGTGCTGTTTTTGCAGCAAATGATCTTTCGGCTTCAACTAGAAAAGCACTAAAGTTTTTCATTCGTCCAATTATTTGTAAGATTAAAGTTTGCTTTACTAAATGTGAGTCTGTCTACAATCTTTACAGGATGTTCAGCAACAGTAACGAACCCTTCGTGTTCGGTAGGTTCACCATCTATGTAGCATGAAACGCTTCCAGTAACTTTGATGTTTTCAAGTAAACGTTCTTTCAATTCAAAAAGCATATACCACACTTTGAAAGTAGTGAGATTAACTTCACACTTATATTTATCATCTAACGAGTCATACATTTCATTAGGACGCGGAATCCTACCCGCACGAATAAATTTATTGATATGTTTTAGGATGTGAGGACGTGCTTTAGCAGTAGGAATCTTACAACGTGCTAGTCTAAGCAAGAACTTTATCCAATTAAAGTCAGGTAGTTTTTCTATTTGTGCATCCGCTTCATTAGTTCCTAAGAACTGGCAAGAATCTTCACCGTAAATATTAATGCCACCGTACCCGATAGCATCAGGAGATATTTCTGTGTAAGCAGTATGTGCAGCAAGGACAATACGACCATGAGTCTTTTGATTGAAACGATACTCCAACACATTAGGGCGATAAACCATACCACCAGAGACCCCAATGAAGTCAGCTTGGACAATACCACCGATGCGAGGAAGATGATGCAAACATAAACGAAGAATGTCCGCCAAACATCCTTTGTAATGCGTGTCAATGTCGGTTTGATCATAACAAATCTTTACTTTTATCTTGTTGAATACAGACTTAGTTCCAACAAAGAACTTACCATTACGAGAATCAGTTCCAAACACTATAGCAGGTGCACCATCCCACTTGACAGATAACTTGGGATGATTCATCACTTCGTTGACAGCATTAGTTACTTCCCTACGACCAAAGAAAACTAAATCTTCAAGGTGGTCAAGGTGTTTGTTGGGCATGTCATCTGTGTCTATACTAATAGTATAGCAGTTCACAGTAGAATTCATGAGTATAGGTGTGCCAGTTTATAAAGTGTCTACCAAGGATCTCCAGACATTTTCATACTGCTTGCTAGTTTTTCAGATTCATATTTAAACCTCATCTTCAATATCTTTTTATTACCTGCTTTAACACCAATAGATTCATTACCAACTTTTTCAAACATAATTTTCTTTTCCATAAGTGCTTTTAACTTAGGGTTGTTCAATGGATCTTCTATGTCAGCAGTAAAAGGAGTCTTAGTTCCTCTGCCTGTTACCTTGACATATGGAGGATACAGTTCATCACTAGCATCAATCCAACTCTTCATAATATAATCCCTTCTCTTTAATTGGTCAAGTTTATTTACTGTTTTTAACATAAACTCTCTCATCTCGTTTAAAACCGCTTGTCCTACTTTTTCAGTTACCATCTTGGTCGCTTTATTTTTTCTGATTGCCATCTTTCTACTACTTGCTGAGGTAGGTAGATCAAAGTCTTTAATTATTTCTTGTATTGCTCGTTTATTAATATCGTTTAAATCTATTCCTAAATCTTTTTCTACTGTACCTACACCAGGATTCTTAAATCCTATATCCGCTTTACCCGAAGTTGACTTGGCAGACAAACCAAGAAACCCACCACGTTTAAACTTAATTAAAACGTCAGTGGGATTCTTTTTTTGATTCACATCTCTACCAACTACTGCCTTAAAAGAAAAACCAGGTCTTGCTGTCCAATATACTTTTTGAACACCATCATAACCATGTTTTTTTGCCCACATTAGAAAGTCTTTAGACATAGCGGTAGCACGACCAACTTGCTGAATGATTTGTTCTTCAGTAAGAAGTTCTATTTTTTTCTTATATTGTGCTTCTGATGCAGAGTCAGGAAATTTATTTTTGTTTAGTGCAAAAGCACAATAAATTTCATTGACATCTGCTAGGTCTGTATTCCGTGCCATTAGTTACGCAGGTCTCCACTAGAGTATTTATCATACCCACTCTGGTTTCCTAGAAGGGTCACGAAGATAGTTAGTTGACACCCAAGGTTTAGATGCAATATATTTTTTATATCGAGTAAAGATGTCAATAGTTGTATCGTATTTAAACTGATCAGGACCTGCAAAAGCAAAGTCTGTAGGAGGAGAACAATCATCAAAGATAATGTCAGCACACTCAATGGTGTATTGACAACTGTGTGTCTTGTTATATCTGTGTGTATACTCAGCACATAAAGCAAGTCCATGGTCAATCAACCAACGGAAGTTTGTTTGTGCCCAGATAGTACAAGGATGATTACGGAATGCACCTTTATCTGTTTTGTATGGTGAACCATCTACCTTAGGTAGAACACCAAAATTATGACCCCACTTATCTGATGCTACTATAGCAAGCATCTGACAAGTTTCTAGAGGCATCTTGACAATATGTTTGTCGGGAAGAACCTGTGCAGATTTGACAGGATCTGGGGAAGTAACGAATATGTTCATGCGTTTAGTCTAACGCATCTAGGTCAGAAAGTCTACCCTTTGGTTTTTCTTCTGTAGCAAATCCAACAGGTTTAGTTTCATTAGCTCTATTGTATCTAACTATAGAAGTCAAGGCATCCATGACTTTTAAAATTTCTTCTGGTTTAGGATCTTCACCTAGTTCCCTTGCAACATAATAATACTTGTCAAAGAACTCTTCACCAACTTCTATAAAATCTTTAACTGTAATTTTTTCGCTCATAAGTCTCCTTGTTTACGATTTTCAGAATAGTGTACATCAAACTCTCCATCTGGATATCTGTCCTTCAACTTCTCTACATTCATTTCGATGACTTCTTCTGGGGATACATCTAGTGCTATACATGCTTGTATAAAATACCACATAATATCACCTAGTTCACGTTTCATATGAAATAGATTTTCTTGGGTAACTGGTTTACCTTGAAAGAGAATCTTTTTTACTATCTCTGTGAACTCACCTGACTCAGCAGATAGTCCTAATGCAGCAGTTAATGCTCTGTGTGTAGGAAAGTCTTTAGAGTTTAAATCTCTTAGACGATCATAAAAATGTCCACCATACTTACTTTCTTCTGATGTTACAGCGTTAACAAATTTTGTATACTTGTTAAAATCAATCATACTTTAATTCCTTAAAAGATTTTTTAACGTTAAAACGTTTAGCAAGACTAATTTTATCATCGTCTTGACCAGTGTCAACAAGATCATCTTGTGCAGACTCCTCTACATCATACAATCTCATCTTTGCTCTGTCAATACCTATACAGAATCTTTTATTCATCGTAGGATCATGATAACGATTCTTTAATTGTTTAACCATAATTTGATTCATCCCCTCAAGTTCCTCAGTCGAGATAAGAGCAAACATGAGGTCAGCAGTAGCAGGGAGACCAAAGGATTCACTCGTGTCAGTAAGATCAACGTCACTACTACCAAAGCCAGCACGAGTCGTCTGAGTAGCCGAGACGATAGGTACATTAGTCTCAACTGCAAGACCACGGAGTTCTTCAGCAATCGCTTTAACATAGGTATATGAGTTTACTATAGATCCTTTATACCTCTGTGAGGCACATATATTTAGATAATCTATGAATATTATATCAGGTTTTATACTTCTTTTCAAGGCAAGATCACTAAGTAGTGATTTAAAATGTCCTACATGTGCAGACGCAGTAGGATATTCTTTGATGATTAATTTACCTTGAGTCTTCTTACTTAATGTTGAGATCTTTTTCTCAAACATTACTTTAGGAAGATCAACTAATTTTTGAATAGGAATATTTAATAGGTTAGCATCTATCCTTTCGGCAATCTTTTCTTCTGCCATCTCAAGGGTAATGTAAAGAACATTCTTACCTTGGAGTAAACAAGAACTAGCAACATGGCACATAAAGAGAGACTTACCCACCCCAGTACCTGCAAGAGCAATATTGAGAGTCTTGTTAGGAAGACCGCCTTTTGTAATCTTGTTGAAGAATTCCAAATCGAACGGAATCTTCTCTTCTTTTTGATGATAGAACTCATACCTTTCTTCTGCATCTGACATGTAATCATGACCAACATGCTGATCGAAAGATACTCCTAACGCTTCCGAAAGAATCGAAGGAATAGCACCTTTATCTTTCTTGGAATCTTGACCGTCAGCAATCTTAACAGATTCCATAAGCGATA